ATGGCGTGAGTCAGTAGGTGAACAAGTTGCAAATACTATAATGAGAAACGCTGCTAGTAGAGGTACTGCCGTACACACTTTAACAGAAAACTATCTTAACAATCAAGAACTATCACAACAAGGTGTTTTACCTACAGCGCTATTTACGATCCTAAAAACTGAGCTAGATAGGATAAATAATATAGTAATGCAAGAGGGTGCTCTCTACAGCGATAAATGGGGTGTTGCAGGTAGAGTCGATTGTATTGCCGAGTATGAAGGAAAATTATCAGTAATAGATTTTAAAACCTCTACAAAAGAAAAGAAAGAGGAATGGATCGAGAACTATTTTATTCAGACTTCTGCTTATTGTGAAATGTATGAGGAACTATATGGTAAGACAATAGATCAGATAGTCATATTGATTGTAACCGAAGAAGGTGCAACTCAAACATTTGTGAAAGATAAAAAAGATTACTTACCCCTACTAAAACCAGCGATAGAGGAGTTTCATAAGAAATTTAAAGGAGATGAAAAATAAGATATTAGATAACTTACCCATAATATTTGTTGCTTTAACATTTATATTTGGACTAACATTATCTTTTAATCATGCTAAAGCAGATTGGCAAGGTATGTCACAATACCCTTGGCAACCAATGACAGTACCAATGTGGTGCGGTCCTATTGATGAAGTCAATATGGTATTAGAGAGAGAAGGATACGTTGCAGTAGAAGTAGCATTTGGTAGAGCAGGTGCTAATCCTGAAGGTGAACTTGCATATGCGGTTACAACTTATGCTTCAAACGATACACCAGGACATATTGTAAGAACAATAGAAACGCCAGAACAAGTTGATAAATGTATAATGAATATGTTATTTGATTATAAGGCATTAGAGATTAAACCAAGTACAAATTTATAAGAATTAATTGTTGATAAGAAGACAATAACTTTTAGGGACCTGGGTGCAATACCCAGCCACTCCACCATTCAAACAATGAAATTTGAGGGGTGGAAATAGGATCGACCATCAGGTAAAACTTCTAGGAGATTGATCGCTAACACCGTACTGTTATTTAAATGCTGACTCACAAGGTTTCGCATTAGCGGCTTAGGTCGTTAGGGGTTTGCCTGTACCTCGCAACAGAAACAGGCGCTATAAATTATGAATAATTATATACAGATATATAAAAATGCAATAGATGATGAGTATTGTGATGAACTTATTAGTAAGTTTGAAATTGAATCTAATAAAGAGACCTACGATCAAGGTCCAATGTCTTTCACACAAGTTAATCTCAATCAAAACAAATGGCAAGGCGATATAGAAAGATTAACATCGGTATTCTCAAATTCACTTGAACAATATAAAAGAGATTGTATTATAAGTGAACAGATGTGGCCAAAAAGATATGCCTTTGAAGAAATTAGATTAAAGAAATATTTACCTAATGACAAAGATCGTTTTGATCCTCATGTAGATTCTCTTAACATTGAATCGGCAAAGAGATTTCTAGTATTTTTTATATATCTACAAGATAATGATAGAGGAGAAACTAATTTTCCTCAACTAGGATTAGCATCCCCTTGTAAAAAAGGTTCTTTGTTAATGTTTCCACCTTTATGGCCTTGGTTACATCAAGGTATGAAACCAATAAATCAACCGAAGTATATAGTAGGCAGTTATTTACACTACACGCTTGACAATTAGCAATGAATGTAGTATAATTAAACATATGTCAGAAGCAATATTAACACCTAATAAGTTTGCCTTAATTGTAGAGAATATAGTTAAGGATAAAAAAATTAGTTATATAGACGCAATATTAGAGTATTGTAAAGACAATGAGATTGATCCTGCTAATACTAGATCAATGATTAATAAAACACTAAAAGAAAAGATTGCTTACGAAGCACAAAACTTAAATATGTTAAAGGAGAAGGTGGCAAAACTACCATTTTAAATTATGTTTGATGATAAAATAAATATGCAAGTACCCCATGTCCATTTTAGAGTAAGAGAAATGGGTGAATGGACAGATACAAATACAGATACTTACTTCAAAGACAAGAGAGTTTTAGTATTCTCTTTACCAGGTGCATTTACACCTACTTGTTCAAATCAACAATTACCAGGTTATGAATTAAAAGCAGATGTTTTTAAAGAACATGGCATAGATCAAATTTATTGTATGTCAGTAAACGATTCTTTTGTTATGAATGCTTGGGCACAAGATCAAAAACTAGAGAACGTAAAAGTCATACCTGATGGTAATGGTCAATTCACAGAAGAAATGGGAATGCTTTGTCAAAAAAGAGATAAATGTTTTGGTCAAAGATCATGGAGATATGCTATGATTGTAAATAATGGTGTGGTAGAAAAGATGTTTGTTGAACCAGGTAAGACAGATGATACACCTGAAGATCCTTATGGCGAGTCTTCACCAGAAAATGTATTGAAGTATTTACAATCTTTACATCAAGGCAACGATATTTAAGTGAATGGTTTTGAAGTTTATAAAATCTATCTGGCAATCAAATTACATTTTACAAGTAAGAACCAGAGTTATGACTACCATAAACACAATGGCAGAACAACAGCAAGGATGGAAACATTCACTAAAAGAAGGGATAGGTATTTTTTTCACAAGCTTAGTAGAACTTACAGCGATAGTGATGTCACAAATTATTTTATTAGTAATTTTGTTTCTAACACTAATCTTTGGATTGGGGATATCATTGGTAGATCAGGTGAAGATAACTATAAAACGTGGTCAAAAAAAGTAGAGGCGCTACATTATTACTATGAACAAGATATAGATTATATATTAAGTATGATAACAAAGAAATTAAGTTTTGATGATCTATTTACCTCTAAAGATGGTCAACACCCACCTATACTTAAATACTTCTTATCTAAAAAGATAAACTTTGAAACATTTTTAATACTAGATGATATACTAAAGTTTTCTAAAAGATTAAACAAGACCATAAGTGAGAAGGTACTATGGCCTAAACTATATGATAGAATGATAAGATACAAACCTTTTCTTTCATATAATATAACAAAATATAAATTGACATTGAAAAAGAAAGTGAAGGATATGTAATGCCAGATATAAGTATGGAACCATTGACTCTAGGTACAATCATTTGTAGATTTACCGTGCCACAAACTGTCATTGATGAGATCAATAATGATTATGATAATGCAAAAGATTTATCAGCACATAATAAAAATCTTGCAGGTAAGATCGCAGATGAATTTAAATGTACAGAAATATTAAGTAAGAATACCAAAGACCTTTTCACAACTTGTTTTAGACAATATCTATTGACAATAAAGAAACCTTTTTGGCATGTGTCATTAGAAAATGCTTGGATAAATGACATGAAGGCAAATGAATACAATCCTTTTCATTTTCATCAAAGTCCAATGACAGATTTAGGATTATCTTCTGTATTAGTTTTAAAAAGACCTAAAACATATGGTAAAGAATATTCAAGAGAAGATACACCGTCAAATGGTAATTTAGAGTTTAGTGGTGGACAACAAGATCCCCTATCTATCTCACAATTAAGAGTTGACGCTAAGGTAGGACAACTTTATG